ACTAGCTCGCACCAATAATCATTATTTATCAATAAGTTAAAATCTATAATGTGCAGTATATGTATATGCAATTAAAGAATAACGATTTTTCCTGACAAGCAATATTTTTGCGTTGAGGTGCGTAAAATTGCGTAAAAAGATCGAGTTTTTAAGATCGCTTTGCGATTATATGGGGCTTGTAGGGATCGCCTTTTTGCATTTGCGTATAAATCGACAAATTAAGTGTGCGGGCGAGGTGAGGGATAGACTGCGCGGGGTTGGAGGTGGTGAAGTCGTTGAAAAATAAAGGAAAAATTATTTTTTAAGTGTATTTTATTTGTTGTTTTGATATAATAGATTGCCGAAATATATAATCTAATCAGGCAAAACTTTTGCTTTATATATTAAAAAAGCCCCAATCTAGGAGCTGTATTGTCAGTTTGTAAAGATCTGTTTTATTGTGTCCGCTGTAACAATTTAGACGGTTTAAATTTGATAACCTCTTGACCTAACCACTGATTAAACTCTTTCAATCGCTCTTGCAATGGCTCAATCTCGGTGATAAAAAACACCTCGGCAGCATCAGCCACGTTGCCAAAACCGCCGGTGTTGTTTGGGATAATACCCATCAGTTGTGGTGGCACACGGTGAGCTGCTAACACATCATCACGGCTTACGTTTTTAATATTAAAAAATTCGTCTTTTGCCGATACATCAGCAATCGGAATTATTTGAATGCCGTCTTTGTTACCACCTGGAGAATGTACAAATAGATTTTTGAAATTCCCCACCCCTTTTGATTTCCGCAGTTGCTCTCTGATATTATCCACATCTCCCTGTTTTGCGGAGTTTTCCGTCATATAAAACACAAAGCCGGCGTGAGCTCCATTTAAAAAATACTTACGGCGAAACAGAGTAGCACTCTCATTTAACCAAGCGGATTGCAACGCCGAAAGATATTGTGGCAAGCCGTAAATATCTTGATTAATATCAGGCTCAAGCAAGTGATAGATTGAGCCTTTGGCAAATTCGTGTTCTTGGTGATCGAATCGTTGTGGCACATAGTAAAATTGACCAGCCTCTAAACCCTTTCGCACATATTTTGCCAAAGGTGATTCGATTCGCTGTACCTGCCCAAGGCGATTTCGCACCACCTCAAAATAGGCGTTGCCAAATACTAAATAATCTTTAACAAACGATGACAAATCACGGCGTGATAAATAACGGCTATCAACCTCGCAAGTGGAAAGCAAAATATTTGCTTTGGTGATGATCGCACTTTCGTGGTGTGTTGATGACCTTAACGATTTCGCCAAGCCATCAAAGCTCATCGGTGGGTTATACCATTTCTCATACATCGCCGAACACTCCAAATAATTGAGAATATCGGCACGGTCTAACACCGGAATCGGGTCACCAAAACTGAAAATTTCGGTTTGTGCTTGCGGTTGTAAGCGGTCATTTTGGGTTAAATTTTTGCGCAATTGTTTTTTCATTTTTTGTCCTAATCATCTAAAAAATCTACTGTGCCGGTCGTTTCTTCCAGTTTCCCATCAAACGGCTCATTAATAAATACCTGCAAGCAAGCCCACGCAAGGTCGGCGTGGCTTGCCTCTTCCGAACGGTCTGCCACATAAGTCACTTGCCGTCCGCTGTTGGTGATCTGTTTTTTAATTGCCATAAAACTCGCACCAACCTCAACAGCGTGCATTGAGTCAAATTCAAATCGTCCTTTGCTGATAATATCCAAGCCTTTTAATACCATTTTGGATTTCAGCTCTACGTTGTAAGTAAGAGCCACCGCATCAGGCCGTTCTTTTTTCACGATTTCATACACGCCGACACCAAGCCCTGTGGTATCAATCGCCAGTCTGGTCACGTTATATTTTGCACAAATAGCGATAATTTCTGCCGCTTGTTCGGCAAAATCAGCCCCTTTAAAAGTGCGATATTCCAACAAACGGAACTTGCCCCCATCGACTTTCGGTGGAGCAATCACCACCAATGCCGAGCGGTCGCCGGTGTAAGACGGATCATAGCCTACCCACACTTCTTTATTGCCAAACGGTCGCATATAGCCATCGGTGAAAACGTAGTCTTTCCAAATTTCCATTGAATCGACCAAGCAACGCTGAATCATTGTAAATTTAAAGACGGATTGGTTATCATCAATAAACTCACACATAAAGAGCTGCTCGAACTCATCAGGCGAGTTTTCCAGTTTGAGTTGCTCAATATCAAACAGGTTACAGCCACCTGCCTCGGCATCGTAGATATTCACGATTTGTCGCCATTGGCCGTCTCCGCATTTTTTGCCGTTTTTCAAATTAGCGTGCGAAATATCAATTTCCACTTGCTCCGCTTTCGGTCGTTTGCGGTTAAACAGCTTGCCCGACCAAAGCAGATAGGCGGAATGGGTAATGCTCGAAGGGGTAGAAAAATAAGTAATCCGATATTGTTTTTGGCTTGCCATACCCGCAGCAACTTTGCGGATTTCTTCAAAGCGGTTTACCCAAAAGATTTCATCAAAATAGAGATTGCCGTGGTAAGACTGTGCCGTTTTCGAGTTTGTACCCAAGAAAATTAGTTGAGACTCGTTCGGCAAGGTAATGGTTTCGCCTTTTAGCTCCACATCGGCAACCCGTTTGGCGTATGCCACAATATAGGCTCTAAATTGCAATGCCTGTTTTTTCGAGGCGGAAATAAAAATCTGATTTCTACCGGTTACTAACGCATCAACTAACGCCTCGTGAGCAAAATAATAAGTCGCTCCAATTTGACGACTTTTAAGAATATTGCGGATTCGATGAGTCAGCCCAGCTTCGTGCCATTTTTTCTGATAATGGAACATTCCGTCTAAAAAGCCATTAATCAGTAATTCCGCTTGCTCTTCAGAAATAGCGTTTTGTTCAGGCTTTTTGCGGTCGCCTTTATTATGGTTTTTAATATTTGGGTTGAGGTCGGCTTCATTACCTCCGCCGTTAGAATATTTTTTGATTCGTGCTGTACTTTCCAACAACCGACGTAAAGCATCCATTTCTTTGTAGTCGTTATTGTTTTTGCTCTCTTTCATAATCAGCAAATTCAGCCGTGATTCCAGTGTGGCTTCCACACGTCCAACCGGGCTGATTTCGTCCCACTTCTCCCGACTTTTCCAGCTGGCAATCGTAGAGACGGGAATATTTAGCTGACGAGAAATTTCGGTCACGGTGTAACCAGCCCAGTACATCAACTGAGCTTGGCGTTTATCGTGAATCGGATTGGAGGCTAAAACCTCACATTCGGTGATGGTATCTTCATTTTTCATAGGTGCGATTATCAAAAATCCACCTTGTTTAAGCATTTGCTTGAGGCTGTGAAACCCGATTTAACACGTACCACACATTGAAACCGCCGGCACAAAACAAGATCATAAATCCGATTTTTACCCCTCCCCTTTAGAGCAAGGAAAAACAGATGACAACAAAATCCAAATGGTTTGTGGTAGCAACGGAAGGAGCAACTACAGATGGACGCGAAATTAGTCGTGAATGGCTCACGCAGATTGAAGAAAATTACGACCCGAAAAATAACTATGGTGCTCGTATTAACCTTGAGCATTTCCGCTGGCGTTGGTTTGAGAAAGATGACCCGCATTCTTACAGCTATGGCGATGTGTTAGCGGTTAAAACAGAAGAACGTGAAGACGGCAAATTACAGTTACTGGCAGAAATCGCCCCAACCGAAGCCTTAGTGAAGTTAGTCAAAGACAAGCAGAAAGTTTATACCTCTGTGGAAATTGACCTTAATTTTGCGGACACAGGCGAGGCGTATTTAGTTGGTTTGGCGGTGACTGATACACCGGCAAGCCTCGGCACGGAATACCTCACATTTTGTGCCGGTGCAACCCATAACCCACTAGCAGACCGCAAGCAAAAGCCGGAAAACCTTGTGAGTGAGGCAGTAGAGGCGAATTTAGAATTTACTGCTGAACCTGAAAAAGGTGCGTGGCTGGAGAAATTTAAGGCGATGTTTACCAAAGCCAAAACCGACAATGACGGCAAATTTGCCGAACACGAAAAGGCAATGGAACTGTTAGCTGAGCAATTTAGCAAAGTTTCGACAGAAAACGACCGCTTGCAAACTGGACTAAGCACATTGCAAACCGAATTTACCGAATTGCAAAAACAAGCGGGCGAATTTGCCGAAAAATTTGCAAAACTGGAACAAGAACCGTCTGCCAATTACACCCCACGCCCAAAAGCCACTGGTGCGAAAGCAGGTGATGTACAAACCGATTTTTAATTGAGGATCACGAATGAAAGATTTAACCCTTGAAAAATATAACGCCTACCTTGCACGCCAAGCTGAATTAAACAACTTGCCGTTTAATGCATTGGCAACCGGCATTAAATTCACAGTGCAACCATCGGTACAGCAAAAGCTGTATGAAAAGGTGCGTGAAAGCTCTGATTTCTTAAAATCTATCAGCTTTGTGTTTGTTGATGAGCAAACCGGTGAAACCTTAGGTTTAGATTCAGCTCACACCGTGGCCAGCACCACCGATACCAGCGGTGACGGTGAACGCAAAACCACCTCTATTGCGAAGTTGGTAAAACAAACCTACCACTGCCAACAAATCAATTTTGACACCCATATCAATTATAAACAGTTGGATATGTGGGCGAAATTCCCTGATTTTCAGCAAAAAGTGGCGAATGTTGCGGCAAAACAACGCAAACGTGACTTAATTATGATCGGCTTTAACGGCACAAGTCGTGCGGCAACCAGTGATCGCAACAGCAACCCGTTATTGCAAGATGTGGCAAAAGGCTGGTTGCAGAAAATGCGTGAAGATGCCAAAGAGCGTGTAATGAATGGCGAAAGCACAGACAACCAAGTTTTAGTCGGCAAAGGTCAAGAGTATGCCAATCTTGACGCACTCGTAATGGACGCCACCGAAGAACTTATTGATGAATGGCATCGTGATGACACCGATTTAGTGGTGATTACCGGTCGCAAGTTGCTTGCGGATAAATATTTCCCGATTGTGAATCAGCAAAACGCACCAACCGAACAACTTGCCGCTGATATTGTGATCTCACAAAAACGCATTGGGGGCTTAAAAGCGGTGCGTGTGCCGTTCTTCCCGGCGAATGCGATTTTAATCACTAAGCTGGAAAATTTAGCCATCTATGTGCAAGAGGGGACAACCCGCAAGCATATTGAGAACGTGCCGAAAAAAGACCGTATTGAAACCTACGAATCAGAAAATATCGACTACGTTGTCGAAGATTATGGCTGTGCGGCATTAATCGAAAACATCACCCTCAAAGATAAAGAGTAAGGTGGCACTATGCGAATGAGTCCGGCTCGGGCTCATTTTTTGCGGAAAACCGCAGAAAGTGAGTCTGCAACCCCAAACCGAGAAAACCTCGAGGGCTTACAAGGCTATGACTTAGTCCTAGCTCAACTCAAAGCCCATCAACGCCAATTAAAGCAAATTCAATCGATTGAGCGAAAGATTGAGTTTAAGCGAAATAATTTTGAGCAATACCGACCTTGGGTGGAAGGCTCGCTTGCCAAAGGCTCCGGTGTGCAAGACACGGTTATCACCACAATGCTGATTTGGTCGATTGATATTGGCGATTACCCAACCGCCCTTGCGATTGCTCAATACGTTTTAATGCACGACTTGGCAATGCCGGAGCAGTTTGAACGCACACCGGCAACTGCATTGGTTGAAGAGCTTGCAGAGGCGGCAAAGAAAGCCCGAGACCAAAAACAGCCGTTTGAGGCAGCCGTGCTGAAACAGGCAAACGACCTCACCGCTGAATTTGATATGCCCGACCCGGTGCGAGCCAAATTACTGCGTGAGCTAGGCGAGCTAATCCAAGAGGCAGAGCCACAAACCGCCCTTGAACACTATCAAAGAGCGATAGCCCTCGACCCTCAATGCGGTGCAAAAGGCTTGCGAGACAAGTTAGAAAAGCAACTTGCCAAACAAGCCGAAGAGCCGAAACCAGCAGAAGAACAGAATGAGTAGGCGAAAGCCGAAATAGAGCGTATCCACGCCAGCCAAGGGGCGGATTTTAAAGGGTGATTTATTCATTTTGCACCCTTTTAAAATCCCCACCCCTTACCTTACGGAAACCTTATGGAACAACGCAATCACGTTATTAGTATCCCGAAAGTGAATGGCTATGAATTCAGCAAAAATGCGATCAAGCCAACCGCAGAATCTGATGAAACCATCACTAACAACGGCTTTTTTCCGAATATCGAGCTATTGGAGGTGCGAAATGCAATGCGGATTGACGGCACGGTCATTAATGAGCGGCTAAAACAAGCGGTGATTGAGGCAATGGCAACAGTCAATGCAGACTTAAAAGCCTATCGCCTAAATGCAGAGCAAGCACAAAAAGCCAACTTGCAAGCCTGTGATGATGAGCAAATTAACGGCGAAAGTGTACTGGTTTACAAATATAAACGAGCGGTCTATTGCCTTGCAGTAGCGAACCTTTACGAACGATACCGCAGTTATGACAGCACCAAAGACGGCCACGACAAAGCCGAAGAGCTAGAAAGTACCGCTGGTGATTTAAAGCGGGATTACCACTTTGCCGTGCGGGATATTTTGGGCGAAAACCGAATGATTAGTGAATTAATATGAACACCTTGATTGCACGCCAAGACGACACCTTAGATGAGCTGATCTTTCGGCACTACGGGCAAACGGCAGGCTTAGTCGAGCAAGCCTTAGAATATAACCCCGAACTGGCTCATTTGCCACGTTTGCCGATTGGCACTGTAGTTACAATGCCGGATATTGAGAGCCGTTTTGCAACGGTGGCGAAATCCAGCGTGCAACTTTGGGATTAAAAAATATGCACAAAACTGAACAAGCCTCCTATTTTGGGGCAATTTTTGGCTTTTTTGGTAGCCTCACCCTATCTGATTGGGGGGTGGTAGTGAGTATTCTGGTAGCTATTTTAACCTTATTACTTAATTGGGCATACCGAGCCAAAGAATACAAACTGAAAGAGCGAGAATTTGAGCTAAAGCTACAAAACCAAGGGAAAAAGAATGAGTAAAAGTGTAAAAATCGGCGTAGTTGTCTGCTCCGTTGCAGCTATTATCGGGACGGTAAAGCAATATTACAGCTCCGAAATCCGCACCAGCGAAACAGGCTTAGCCATTATCGGCAATGCGGAGGGTTGCAGACGTGATCCGTATAAATGCCCTGCCGATGTAATCACGGTTGGCATTGGCTCAACCGAGGCAAGCGGTGAGAAAATTAATGTCAATCACAAATACACCGATAAAGAGATTGCCGAGCGTTGGATAAAAGATCTTAAAATAGCTGAAAGGTGTATCAATCGTTATTTTAATGGCGACAAAATGAACGAAAATCAGTTTTCGGCGATGGTATCAGCAGCATTTAATATGGGATGTTACAACCTTAGATTTTATCCAAATGAAAATGGTAAATACATTCAGACAACAATCCATAAATATGCTATGGCTAGGGATTTTAAAGCGATGTGTAATAGGATACCTGATTTTAACCGCTCGGGAGGTAAAGTGCTAAGAGGTTTGAAAATCCGCCGAGAAAAAGAAAAAGCCCTGTGTCTCGGGCAGGAGGTTAAATGATTGTCAAACTCTGCCAAATGACCAATAAGCATTTCAGCCCGCTAATGATTGTGCTGGTGCTAGTTGGCGTATTAGCCAATTTCGTGCAGTTTCGCCAAAACGAAAGCCTGAAAGCAGACTTACAGGCACGCACCACGCAAAACCAACTGATTCAAGCCGATAACCGCAATTTAGCCAATCAGCTTGAAAACAGCCAAATACAGCTTGAGGCGTATCAAAAACAGGTGGACGACCTCAATCAGAAAGTGTTAGCCAAAATGAAACAAGCGGAGCAACGAAGTAATGAAATCCTTAACGAACTGGAAAAGCATAAAAAGTGGGCTGATTCTGCCGTGCCTCCTAGCGTTGGCAAGCTGCTCAACCAACGAAAGCGTGCGGTATCACACCCTCAAATCGAACCCGATAATCTGTCCGAAAAGGCTGGAGTGCCAAACACCGGCAACCGAGATTAACACCAACGGTGATCTTGTCAAAGCACTAGACAAAAGCCTCAACACCATTGAGGTATGCCAAGTCATCATCGAATCGTTCGAGCATTGCATCGAGCAATACAACAAAATCAACCAAGGCGAGTAATCGCCTTTTTTAATAAGGACGACTATGTCAGACCAAATCGACCGAGCCAACGAATTAGCCGAAAAAGCCAGAGAGGCAGCACTTGCAAAAATTTTGCAAAATCAGACCGCTTGCACCAGCCTCTTTGAGTGTGAGGACTGTGGCGAGCCAATCCCCGAAAAACGCCGAGAAATGGTTATTGGCTGCACCCGTTGCATTGAGTGCCAAACCATTTACGAGCATAAGCAAAAAGGCTACCGCAGATGATTAAACCTGATCGCTTGCGAGCCTTGCTCACGCAAACCATTGATATATTCCAAACCAACTCCGAAAATCTGATTTTGCAATATGACAAAGGCAAAATTAAAAGCAAAGGGAGCCAAAGCCATTCGTTTGAATACCACTACGATTTAGAGCTAATCGTGGTGGATTTTCCGTATCACCCCGACGTGTTGTTTGTGCCGGTGCTAAATTTTGTGCGAAATGAACGATGGGAGCTACTGCAAAACCCGGAACTACAAGACAAAATCGAATTTGAAATCGACCACAACAATCACGAAAGCTACGATATTTATATCCGCATTCCGCTCACGGAACGGGTGATCGTGAAAGAGCAAGACGGACACCTAATCGCAACCCACGCCGATGAACCGAACCTTGCCGATGTTTCGCCATTTACCCGTTTAACCGAATATGAGGTTTACCTCAAAGACGAACTGATTTATCAGTGGGCAGAGCCAAATGAGTGAACCGATTGAACAAGTAAAAACCGCCTTTGACCACTTGCTAAATAATATCAGCAAACCTCGTAGACGGTTGATGTATCAACAAATCGGGCGAGAGTTAGCACGCTCGCAACGTAGACGGATTAAAGCACAACAAAACCCCGACGGCTCGGCATACGAACCACGCAAAAAGCCGAAGAAAGGGGTAAAAAGCAAAATTAAATCGGGCAAGATGTTTGACAAAATCACCCAGCCACGCTTTATGCGACTACGCCTCGAAAGCGAGGGTGTCAGCCTAGGCTATGAAGGTGGTGATGCGGTCATTGCCCGAATCCACCAACAAGGCTTAATCGGACGAGTGCGGAAAGATTGGAATTTAAAAGTGAAATATGCCAGCCGTGAGTTGCTGGGCTTTACCGATGAAGACAGACAGATGGTTGAGGATTATGTGATCAGAGCGTTAAGTGGCTCGGCGTATTAAAAAAGCGGTCAAATTTGACCGCTTGTACTGAAAATAGTTTATTTTCTGATTTTTTCTATTGTCCCATATTTAGCTTGGTGATAAGCCATAATAGCTTGTTTTTCGGTATCGTTCGCTGTTTTGTCCGCAATAAATAAACGAGCCACTAAAACAAATGGAGAGACCAATGCTGAAAGTATCAAAACAATCGCACTTGCAACCCAAGCAAAACCTGTGAATGCAAAGGTAATTAACATAAAAATAACGGAGCCAACAAGTAAATAAGCAAATACCGCTTCCATCTTTCTCACCTTTTTGATTAATCATTATCAATCTAGAGATATATTATGAGCCAAAACTTAAAAATTCAAGTTCTTTTGTCAGCAATGGATAAATTAACTGCTCCATTCAAAAGTGCATCAAAATCGGCTGAACAATTAGCCCAAAAGCTGAAAAAGCAAAAAAGCGAGTTAAGCACAATGAATAAAGAGTATGCAAGAAATGCAGCTCAAATTAACCAATACGCAAAAACTATTAACCCACTTAAAAATCAATTAACGGCGACTAGCCAAAAGTTAAAAGAGGCTCAAAATGAGGCTCAAAAGCTCGCTGCAAAATTTGAGAGTACAACAAATCCAACCAAACGCTTAATTAAACAATTTGAAAAAGCCAAGCAAACGGTTGATAAGCTGAAAAGAGCCAAGGTAGAGCAAGCCCAAAAACTGGATGCGGCTCGCCGCAAATTGTCAGACAGCGGTATTAATACAGAGCGATTGTCAAAGTCACAGCAAGAGTTAAGCCACAAAATGAAACTGGCTAACAGAAATATTGCAGAGCAAGCGGATAAGCTAGGCCGATTAAATCAACGTGCAAAAGCGAATGCTGCTTATGCTAAACGAGTTGATACCGTCAATAATATGAGCGACCGAGCCTCCACACTTGGTCAGCGTGCTATGGCTGCTGGTCTTGGTGTAGGGCGTTTATTACAGCAGCCTGTGCAAAACTTTATGGAGTTTGAAGATGCCATGGCTGGTGTAGCTCGTCAAGTGCAAGGGCTAAAAAATGAAAGTGGCAAATTTACGCCAGAATATGATATTTGGCGTGAGAAAATCAAAGGGTTATCAAGAGAATTACCGCTAACGACAACCGAAATTGCCAATATGATTGAATCTGCTGCTCGAATGAATGTACCGAAAGAGCAGTTAGAGGATTTTGTCAGACTCAATACTCAAATGGCAACCGCTTTTGATGCACAAAACCCAGACGAGCTAGTCGAGCAATTTGGCAAGGTCACTAAAAACTTTAAACTTTCGGCTGCTGCAGGCAAAGATTTGGCAGATGTTATCAACTATCTTGACGATAATGCGATCTCTAAAGGCAATGAGATTATTGGCTTTATGAATCGAGTATCAGGGATTGCAGGTATAGCTAAAATCAGCGAAAAGAATATGGCTGCTTTAGGCTCAACGCTACAAACTGCCGGAGCAACCGAAGAAAGCTCGGCGACTGCAGTAAATGCGATTTTTACCAGATTATCTTCGGCAAGCAAGAAAAAACCGGTTAAAAATGGCTTGGCAGCATTGGGGCTTAACGTTTCAAAAATCGAGTTAGGTATGGCAAAAGATGCCAACGCCACGCTTTTAAGCATTGTAGAGGCAGTCAAAAAGTTACCGGAACAAAAACGATTAGGTGTAATTGCAGATCTTGTCGGGACAGAACATAGTAAAACCCTTGCATTGTTAGTATCAAACACCGAAGAATGGAGAAGACAGATTGAACTTGCTAATAGTAGCGATGCTTTAGGTAGTATGGCAAGAGAGTTTGATACTCGAATGACAACGCTTTCGGCAAAATGGCAAATTTTTAAAAATCAGTTATTTAATTCAAGCAGTGAAGTAGGTGTTGCTCTCAAAGAAAGCCTTGTTGGCGGAATGGATAGCATTACAGCGATCTTAGATAAAATTAATGTTTGGGTAAAAGCAAACCCGGAATTAACTGCTCAAATTATAAAATGGGGTATAGCCTTAACAGGCTCTTTGCTAACGCTTGGGCTATTAAGTCTAACATTCTCATTTATGTTTAGCCCGCTTATTCGTTTTGGATTATTTATCCATAAAGCAGGTGGGTCACTTAAATTTTTTGCAAAAGAAAATGCAGGAGCAATCAAAACATTAAATAGTTGGCGAACAGTATTACCTGCAGTTGGAGGTGGGCTTAAAACGTTAGGGCTGTGGGTATTAAAATTACTTAACCCTTGGACTTACCTTAAAGGTGCTATTTTGTTAGGTAAATCAGCCCTTTTAGGCGTGCTGGGCGTAATGAAATTTATGCTTGCAACACCACTAGGGTTATTAATCAGCAGTATTGCTGCAGGTGCGTTATTAATTTACACAAACTGGGAAAAAGTAAAAGCCTTTTTTGGTGGCTTTTTTGAGGGATTTAGTGCTGCCGCTGAACCGATAAAACAAGCGTTTGCTCCTATCTCACCTCTTTTTGATTTGATCGCAAATGCTGTATCAGGTGTATGGGATTGGTTAAAGAAACTTTTAACACCAACCCAAGAAACAGCCTCAAGCCTAGAAACAGCGGCGAGTTGGGGTAAAAAATTCGGCGAATGGACGGCAGCAGCGTTAAACCTTGCTCTTGCACCACTTACAGCATTGATAGATGGTGTCAGCTGGTTGATTAATAATATCAGTAATATTTCATTTGACGGTGTAAAAAATAAGTTAAGTGATATTGGTAGCGGTATAGCGGATAAAGTTGGAACATTATGGGATAAAACCAAGGCTTGGTGGAATAATGAGCCTCAAACTAAAAATGCAACATCAAGTGTTGCTGGTATGGTGGCTGGAATTACTCAAAATTTACCCAAAGGCAAGTTTTCTTCAGGCGGCTACACCGGCAACGGTGGCAAATACGAGCCTGCCGGTATTGTACATAAAGGCGAGTATGTAATGACCAAAGAGGCAACTGCACGCTTGGGTGTGGCAAATCTTAACCGGTTAAATTATGGCAAAGTTGCTGGGCTAACTGCACTTGCGTCAAGTGTTGCGTTTGCTCAACCAATGCCTGCGGTCAAAATCGACAGCAGACCACCGCTGACGGCAAGCCAACCAAGCCCAACAGTTGCACCGGTGTCGCAAAATATCCACATCACCATCAACGCGACCAGCGGGCAAAACCCACAAGAAATCGCTCGACTGGTTGCGATGGAGTTGGAAAAACAACAACGCCACGCACAAGCAAGAGCAAGATCGTCTTTGAGAGACAGGGGCTAATTTGACAAAGTAGAATGAAAAGCGGACAATGCTCTAAATTGTCCGCTTTTTATAGGAGCAAATGATGTTTAAAGAAAAAGGATATGATGAATTTGTGAATGAATGTGTGCGAAAAGGTAGAGAAGAACACAAAGCTGGTTTAGGATTTACGCTAGAGCAATCTCGCTTACATATCAAAAAAACCATTGAGCAAAAATCACAAGAGCTAAACGAATTTCAGCGTGAAGTGGTTTATGGCTAAAATTACCATTAAACCACAAGCATTGAGTCAATTTGACGAGATTGTAAAAAGTGTTATCGAATTTACCGGTTTTGAAACGAGTGGTATTCGATTACAAAGTGATATTTTTGACAAAATAGAGCAAATTGCATTTATGCCACTCTCTGGAAGAGCAAGAGAAGATGGGACAAGAGAAACTTTCGTCAGACGTTATCGTATTGTGTACGATTACGATAGGCAGGCAGATGAAGTAATTATCTTAGCTATCATTCACAGTAGCCGACTTTACCCACGCCCATAATCAGTAAGCGACCTAATCGGTCGCTTTTTCTTTGCCTGTTAAAACCCATTTCACACCTCGCATTTATACCCAAAGCCTTTCGCCTTTTGCAAAATATCCTCATTTTTTAACCGCTTGTAATTGTAAAAATGAGTGAGCCAAACCACGCCGAACAAATCCGCCGTTTAGACAATATTATCCGACTTGGCACTATTGCCGAGGTGGATTTAACCACAGCGACTGCACGGGTCAATTCGGGCGGTATTACGACCGATTTCTTACCGTGGCTGACTTTTCGTGCCGGCACATCGCAAACGTGGTCAGCTCCAACAGTTGGCGAGCAATGCGTGGTGTTAAGCGTGAGTGGTGAATTTACCACAGGCGTGATCTTATTTGGGATTTACACCCAAAACGCCCCGAGCCAATCCGCCGATGAGCATCTATTCCGCTTTTCGGACGGTGCAGAAATCAGCTACAACACCGCAAGCGGTCAATTAACCGTAAAAAATTGCAAAGTGGTGATTGTGCAGGCGACAGAATCTATCACGCTCGACACGCCCACGGTTAAGGCCACAAAAAATGTTGTGATTGGGGGCAACCTCTCCGTGAAAGGCACAACCTCATCGCAAGGTGCAATCAGCACACAAGGGGCGGTAACAGCAAAAGGCGATGTATCAGGGGCGGGAATCAGTTTAGGCAGCCACCATCACATTGAGCAAGGTGACGGCAGACCAACTAGCGGAGCAAAACCATAATGAACCGAGAAACAGGCGAACAGCTTGAAGACGAAGTAGAGCATATCAAGCAGTCTATCAAAGATATTTTGCTGACGGCAAAAGGCAGTCGGGTAATGCGGCGAACCTATGGCAGTAATCTCTACAAGCTAACTGATAAACCGATTGCCGCAAGTCTGATTATGCAACTCTCCGCTGCGTGCGTGATGGCGTTGCAGCAATGGGAGCCACGTATAGCGATCACCCGATTTAAAGTGGAATTTGCCGAAGATAACCACAATAAGCTGATTTGCACCTTAGATTTTACCCTTAAGCACCGAAAAATCAGCATCAAAGGAATGCGTTTTAAACTATGAGCGAAATTGTCGATTTATCCAAACTCCCCGCCCCAAAAGTGCTGGAAGAATTGGACTATGAAACCTTATTAGCAGAGCGGAAAGCCAAGTTTTTATCGCTTTACCCCGAAAGCGAAAGATCGGTAATGGCTGCACGGTTAGCGTTGGAGTCTGAGCCTATCA